TCTGGAACGGGCGTGGCGGGTCCGGCTATGAGGCGGGCTTGTTCTTCGACGAGGTCGCAAAGAGCCGCGATCATCCTCCGTCGCTCGAATACGTCGAGCGCGTCGGCTTCAGGAGCCCGCGCTCTCCGCACCAAGGCTTCGCGGGCCGCTGGGTCGCTCATCGTGGCTTCCATTCTGGAACGTCGCTCTCAGCCACACGGTCATCGACGCTTGGCTCGTACGGCTCACCGGCAGCGTGTGCCAAGAACGCGCCGATATGCCGCATCCGCGCAACGTCGCACGGCGCGCACCAATGCGGGGACCACTTGCCTCGCGGGCGCATAGTATCGGCGCAATTCGCGCACTGGCGAACGGTTACGGTGCTCATCGTGAACCCTCGGCGGCGTCTTGACGAGTAACCGTGAATCCGGCGGCGTTCAGCCGGTTCAGTATCTCGACAATGCGCCAGCGCAGAGAACGCTGCTCCATAGCAATCGGGGCTAGCGGCTTGGCGAAGTCGAGCATATCGTCATCGCTCAGCCCTGCCGCGACGACTTCATGCCCCGGTCCATGCTCGTCACCGGCAGCGCGGCCTCGATTCAGCGCCCAATCGACGCCTTGAAGAAAGCCGTTGCCGAGGCCGTTCTTCTCGCGCACGTCGGGTACGTCACCAAAGCGACGCATCACCTCGGCGTTCTGTTCGGCGATCCGAATGAATCGGCCGTCACCGGCAGCACGGAGGTGGCGGATGAGTTCGAGGACCGTTTGCGGGTTTGCGGCGGCGATGAAAGCGGTGTCATTCTCCCCGCCCTGTGCATCGCAATAGCTTCCATTCGCCACCATCGAGGAGTCGTCGTCTGTGTAAACGTCGATGCCGTGAACGCGCCACGGCCCCGGCGTTGCCGCTTTCGCAAGCGCCTCCAAGGAGTCGAGGTCGAGTTCTTGCGCGCGGTCCCCACCAGTCTCGGGTGTGGTGCTCACTTGCTTCTCTCCTTTAGCTTGACGACGGCTCGCCCGTTCTTCTCGCGCTCCGCCTCGTATCTCCGCACGCAGGCTTGCGCCCGGTCGAGGGCCTCAGAGGGGAAGCGCGCCGTACCAAAGTGATTCGGGTGACAGCGACAGTCGATGATGTCGCGGCACCACTTGCAGGCGGTGACCGCAACGTCGGGATCGTAGATCGCGTCGCCGCATTTGTGCCGACGAAAGACGTGCGCGGTTTCAAGTCGATGCTCCAGGCCGCACACGAGCCAGCCGATAAGCGGTTGCCAAGTCTCAACCGCGCATCGATACCCGTCCCGCTCCAGGACCTTCTCCCGTTGCAGGGACGCGAGGGCTGGGTCACGCCGTGCGACGTTCCTGTGTGCGATCGGCTTCCGGCTTTTCTTCATAGCCGTTTTCCGAACGATGTCCGACCGCTTCACCGCGCGTCACCTGCATCGGGAGAGCGCCCGCCAAGAGCAGCGTCGATGCGATCCGCAATACCAGCTTTCATCTTCGCCATTGGCTCGAAGCCCCAGCCTTCTTCGTTGTGGGCTTCTCGGGCTTCAGAACGGAGGGAGGCGACGAGCGCGTGGATACGGCCTCGCTCCTCACGCCGCGTCGCGTCGTACGAGACTACGTACCGAGATACGCCGGAAGTCCAACCCATTTCGGCCGCGTACTCCGCACGACGGGACTCGTCGTTACTAGGCGGAATCCATTTGCCGACTTGCTCCCACCATTCACGGAAAGAAAAGTAGCGCTTGCGGGGCTCGCGTGTCTCGTTGAGGTCGGGGGTCACTCGGGGACTACGCCTGTCTTGACGTACTCGCGGATGCGACGAGCGACCGTGAGAGGGCGCACGACCCACAGTCCTTCGTATGACCCGGGCATGAATAAATGCCGCTTAGCCTCCTCGTCGATGTCGAAGAAGTCCTCAATCGCCCGGTATATCGTTCCCTCGAACTTCGGAGCGGCATTGAGGCAAGCGTCATCTGCTGAGGGTTCCAGCGTCACGTCGTTAGTCGGGACAAGCCCCTGCTTTTGGAACCACGGGTGCAGCATCGCGAAACCGACCGCACACGCCGCTGTACCGCAGCCCCGTTGTTTCGGCTCGGTGTAGTCGTGGCGAAACCAGTGGTCCATGTCGAAGCGGTCCAACGGCACGACGAGTTTCTTCTTCTCGGTGGCGTAGTTCTCCAACACGGAGGCGAGCTTACGCAGGCGCACTTTGTTCATTGCGGTTTCTCCTAGAGCGGCAAACTTAGATCGGGGACTTCATCTTCGAGGGTCGCAGCCGGACCACGCGGGGAGTCCAGGGTCACGGCGTCGGCCCGGACTTTCATCGCGGCTTCGCTTTGGTCGTTCTCACACGGGTTGCCGTACTCGTCGTACTCGTGCTCCTGGCCCGTGGGCGCTTCACACAGAGAGCAGAACTTGGTGGCCTGCTGCGCCACGAACAGGGCGACGAGGTGCTTCGAGAGGGAGACAAGCTCGTCGGTCTCCAGCGTCGGCCACGAGAAGCCCGGGACCTTGCGCCCCGTGGCGGCGAGGATGGCCTCGTAGTAGTCCTTCTCCGCCGTGAACGACAAGGCCGCGAAGCCCCGGCGACACTGGTCGGCAATCTTCGTGCGTAGCGCCTCGTCCTTGCCGTCCTCCGTGCCCGTGGTGGCGTTTTGAGGCGGTGGGGTGACCGAGGAGCCACGATCGCCGGCCGAATCGTCCTGCGTCTCCAAAACGCCGCCGTCACGAACGATCTGCTCCTCGTCCGTCATCCCGTGGTAGTCATCGCCCCCCGAGGGCAGCAACGGGGCCAGCGTCTTCCAGGAGAAGTCCGCGATCTTCTGACCCGCCTTGAGCGCCCCCGACCGGCTCTTGACCACGGTCGCGAAATACTTGCCCTTGACGACTTCTAGCTTGAACACGAAGTCGAAGGCGTACAGCGTCTTCTTGTCGCCGTCGAACGTCTCGCCGATCTTCACCAGGTCGTTCGCCTTCACGACTTGCCCGTTGATGTTGTCGCCGGGCTTGGCGTACTCGGGCTTGATCCAGCCGATGCAGACGACGTTCATCGGCAACTGGTGGTAAAGCTCGTCCAAGAGGGACGAGAACTTGCGCTTGATCCGGCCCCAATCCAGCGGACGCAGGTCCTCGCGTTCGCTGGACGCCGCGTTGAGGAGCCCGTTGTAAATGGAGGTCAGCGAGTCGATGACCAACGTCTCGCACGGCACTCGCCCGGCGCGAACGCTCTTGATGAGGTCGCGCACGTCGGCGTAGCTCTTGGTCGGGACCGCAACGAAGTCAAAGCGGTCGGCGAACCAGTCGATGCTGCCCTCGGCGTCGATGACGGCAGGTTTCGGGAAGGTCAGCGCCGCGTGGGTTTTCCCCGACCCGGCTTCACCGAGCAACAGGACCTTGGCTCGGCGCGCGGTCGCGGCTACGGGGCGAAAGGCGAGCGCGCTCATTGCGGCACCACGAAGGTGCAATAAATCCCGATGATGCCAGCAAAGCCCAACCCCAGGGCCAAGAGTGAGGCGATAGCGTCCACGACCTCACGCTTCTTCTTGGCGTTCATCAGTCGTCCATCCCGGCAAACAACTTGTCGAAGCAATCGCCACAGGTTTGCGAAATCATAATCTCGCGGTCCTCAATCTCGGGGAACAGGTCTTGAATCAGCGCGCCCGCTAGCCAGGAGCGCACCTTCTCGGGGTCGAGGTTGTACGTCTTGACCACGCCGCAGGCTTGGCAGCGGAATTGAAAGTCAGCGGTCATGCGTTCCACCAGCCCTTGTCGTATTCTTCGAGCCTGCAATTCGGACCGTACATCCCGTACCGCGAACGAGGCAGCGTCTTGGGCCCCCGTAGAAAGTCTCTCAGTCCTCGAATGAGGTCGTCAGCGGCGGTAAGCGCCCGGACCGGGTTGACGAGGTGCCGGCGAGAGGCGTCAAGCGCCAAAGTATACAGGTCGTAGGTTACGCAAGCCCCCGTCCGGTCGAGCTCGGCAACCCTCTCGCCCATTTCGATCGCGGCCTGGGCGATTTCGTGCGCCGCCCGATCAACAGCGGGGCTCACGCGCGCTTCTCCCAGCACTTGTCGCACACCACGTCGTCGCCGTCCGTGTGTCCGTCAACCGGAGTTGGGACACCATCGTGCTCGGCGGTCATCGAGACGATGCAGCCGCAGTCAATGCAAATCTCGTCCTGCATCTACTTGCCCTCCATCATCAGACGGACTGTTTCGGCCGCCTCCTGCATGCCGCGCTCAAACTCATCGAAGCCGTGACGCTTCAGGAACGCGGCTTTGTCTTTGATCCGGTCATGCACCTCGACCAAGGCCTGGGTGACGGCCTTCGAGGATGCGTCGGCGTCGAGAGCGGAAGCCGCAGAACGCAGGTCGTTCGCGTCCAGAGCAAACGGGTTACTCGCAGCTTCACGTAAACGATCGGCAAGCGCGCTCATTTCGTCACCTCCGGCTGCGTCTCGGCCGCGTCAACAATGACTGCGGTTTGCAAAACTCGCTCCTGGGGTGCGGGCCCACCGTCGCACCCGCAGATAGCAGCCCAGCCCGGACCAGAGCGCACGACCACGAAGCACGGGTTGCGATGCTTACCATGAACGCAGCCACAGCCGGGCGCGCGGGCATCGAGTGAGGCGGGCGTCATGCGGGCTTCCCAAAGAAAAAGTCGTGGACAGACATACGAAACAGTCGCCCGTTGAGCCAGCGTAGGACATAGGCGCGGCGCTGCTTAGGCGTCAGCGATTCCGGGAGCGCGTCGTTGAAGGTCGCCACCTCGTCGATCACGTCAGAGCGGATGCCCCAAGTCGGATGGTCCGCGAAGAAGCACCCGATGGCGCAATGCAACCCGTTCGTGCCGTGAAGGCGACCGTGGATCAAACCGTCGCGGTCCCGCACCGAGTCGCGCACCATACGAAGCGCGTTGCGGTAGCTTCCAGCGGTAGGAGCACCCCCTGCCGACTGGTGTGTCTCATTGGCCCGCATCGTGTTCCCCGCGGGCAGCAGCGGGTGGGGGGCAAGGCTTACCTCGCCCGGGAACGGCGGCATCACACTCGGGTCAGTCATTGTCGTCCTCCAGCAAGTAGTTTTCGAGGCCCCGCTCCTGCTCAGTAGGCTCCACCCGGCGGACCGCGAGCGTCAGCGCGTCAGAGAGAACGTACGCAGCCATGAGCAAGCCGTCACACTGACCATCGAGGCGTTGCTGCTTGGGGGGAATCGGGAAAGCGTCCTTACCTTCGCGCCATTTCGCGAAGGCTTCGTCATGCAGAGCCAGGATACGGGCGTGCGCCTCGTACAAGGCTGTAACGAGTGCTTCATTCGCGTCCCCAGCCTTCAGGGGCGCGGCCTCTGTCGCGCTCATTAGAACCGCACCGGCTTAAAGTCGGGATTCCACCGTGACGTGGGGCACAGGGGCTTAAGCGGCCACGAATCTTCTTCGAGCCCGCATGACGCGCAGCGCGCCGCCTTCGCGTCGCCATAAATCTTAGCGTCGCTATGCGTGGTGCGGGCAAGGCAGTACGGACGTTCGTCCCACGCTTCGCGGCGTAATAGGCACTCGGCGCACCTACTCAGTGATTCGTCAGGGCTGTGTCTGATTTCGACAAAGACGCTCATCCGCTCGCTCCTTCACGCTGGAGACGCCGCTCACGGTAGTTCCAGCGGTTTTTGCAACGATCCGAGCACGAGAGACGGGCTCTCTTGCCGGCGACCGGAGCGAACCACGAACCACACTCGCGACAGCGGCGCTTCTTCGGTTGTGTCTCCACGTATTCGATTATATTCGATTAGCGAGTAGAATGCAAGAAGCCGCCACCTATTCGATGACGGCTCCTCGGAGTTTCGTTGGAGGCCACGCTCGCCCTACGCCTTGCCGGCCACGCGCTCCTTCACGGGCAAGACGCGAGCGGGCAGCAGCCTCTTTGAGGCACGTCCGGCAGCGCGTACGGTTGGGGCGAGCCTTGCGATGGCACCCTGGGTGCACGCACAGGCCAGCGGCCTTCTTGCGTGCTCGGTACTCGCGCTGTCGCGTGGCTACGTCTGGCATAGCACTACTTTAGCATAACGTAGCGTCACGCGCAATACCTTGTTAGCGACACGAGAGGTTTTCGGTGAAGGAGGACGTACTTGCGAACCTGGGCGCCCGCGCCATGACCCCTGGCCCGGCCCGGAGTAGCGGGTGCTCTGTTTTTAAAGAATGTTGCCGGGGCGGCGCAAGGCCGCAGTGGGGTACGACGCGGGGAGAGCGTCGACAACTTCGCAACGAACACGAACGGTCAGCGCATCGCTCTGTTGGGAGCGCTTGACGTTCAAGACACGGGCAGCCATCGTGGCGTCTTGGAGAAGCATGGATGCTCGGTCGCTACCACGCTCGGCGATCGCTCTCCTTCATGGATACGAAGAAGCCCCGACTTGCGTCGAGGCCCCTGCGCTCCATGATTCCCGGCCGACCCGAGTCTCGTGGCTTGTGCTACGCGCTACCCCGCGCGCTCTCCTTCAGCGGAACGTCACTGAAGGGTCGCGGTCGATGAAGCGACGGCAGTTGCAGTCCTTGCCCGTGCAGTGACCGTCGTCGTTCTCGTACGAGTGATGCACGCCGTGATCGTGGCCGCAAGTGCAGCGGCCTGTTCCGTTCCACGGACCCTGAGCGCAACCGGCGCAGACAGTCGCTTGCTCGCTCATCGCGCGTCCTCCTGTACTGAGCCGCGGGCCGCTAGGAGGTCCGTGACAACGAAGTCGGTCGAGCGCAGCGTCTTGTCGTCGTACATACTCGGGTCGAACGCCGCGAGCCATTTGTCGGCGCGTTCGCGGGACCAGGTAAAGCAGGCGATCCAGCCTTGCGTCTTGTGGCGAATCTGGAAGCGGTCCACCTCAGCGGCACTCCGCGTGAGCATCAGCATACCCAGCGACTGAGCAAGCGGGGACCGAGGAGTAAGCGGTCGCTAAGGCGACGACCAAGGCGAGTGAGCCCAGCAGGGCGATGGTGAGGGCGCGCATCAGCGGCCTGTTCCGTTGCAGCGGTAGCAAACGCCGCCGTCGATCGGCATGTTCGGGATATAACCGTTGACGCAGCGCGGGCAGCGACCCGTCTCACGGGCGCGCTTGTTCTCGTTGGCACGAGCCCGGCGCTTGGCGTTCTGGACCGCACCAAGCCGACGCGAGTCGGCTTCAGAGCGAGCGAGCGCCGAGCGATATTCAGCCGAGGCCGCGACATCGAGGGCGAGGTCTTGCAGGATGGACGCCACGCCGACATACGTCGGGTAGGTCATCGGGAGGCGAGGCGCAGCTTCGATGCCGTCCTCAAAGTCCTCGGTGCGCTCGCGCCGATCCGTCGCCAGGTCGGCGAGCGAAATGAGGCGGTTCGCGTCGTCGGTGAGACATACGAACAGGGCCAACGGTATAGACCGCGCCCTTGGTGGCTTCGTGGTAGAATCTTGGAGCACTTAGGACTCGCTTCCTTCGGTGCAGACGCCTCGTCCGTTCTCAGCGGTCGCGGCGTCCTGGTGTGGGTTAGGCAGGCTTAGCGTTTGCTCGCTTTGCCTGAACCCAGGCCGCGATATACGCACGGCACGGGTCGCAGGTCGTTCGAGCTGGAGCAGCCGCATTCGAGCGGCAGCGGGTGCAGCGACCCTCTTTGATCGCCTTTTTGCGGGCAATCCGGTTCGCTGTGGCGTTGGAGTGCATCTAGGGCTGACCTGAGAGACGGGCTGTTTCGTTGCGCGTGCCGTAAGCAGCGAGCAGGGCGCGGAGGCCGCCGTTGCGGATAGTCACGGTGAGTCCGACCTGCTTAACAATGTCGTCGGCGTCGATGATTGCCCGCACGAACGCCTCGCTCAAGCACGATGCCTTCGCAAGTTGCTTCACGGTAGCGCCACGCTTCGCCAGGTCACGGATCACGTCGTGCGGGTTCCGCATCGAGGCTGCGTGGCTAAACTCTTGGGTCACTGAAGCGGTAGTCTGCATGTCGTAAGCATACTCGTAAGCAAGAGCAGAGTCAAGTCGTAAGCACCGTGTGTTTTGTAAAGATCGCCACGCCAGCCCTCACTCCTTCAAGGCCGCCGGGACGCGCTTGCTATTCGTGCCCAGGCGCAGCAAAACACCCCGGGACGAGAGCGGAGGGGCTCTTGACGCCGAGGTGTATGCTGACCGTGCGATGATCGAGCACAGCCTACCACAGGTTCGACCGACTGCAAACCCCCAGCCACGCGTACAGCGGCCGGGTTCGCGCATAAAGCGTCGGCGCTTTGCGACCTTGGTCTGCACGAAGTGCGGTTGGCGGCAACGGGTCGAGCGCGGCTCCCCGCAGCAGACCGAGCACTTGCTCTGGCACAAGAACTACGGCTGCGCCGCAGACCCGCTCAACGTGGCCGCTCCGCCCCCAGTCGTTCACGGCAAGGGCAAGTGGACGAGTCCGCATCGCACGGGCGCGAGTAGGCTGAGGTCCAAAGGACCGGTCGCCCGCTGCTCTACCTGCGGCGAGAAGATCGAGACACGACGCGACGTGCGAGCCTGTCCCACGGGCTGCACGAGCGAGGCCGTCCGGATGTAGCTCGCCGCGATCGCTTCCCACGCCGCGCTCCCCGGCCCGAGCATGACACAGCGGGCGCCCGCCAGGGCATACGGACGAGACATTCCCAACAAGCGCGCGGCCGCGCCGACCATCACCGGAACACAACCCGGGTAGCGAAGATGCTCGCCACGAACACCGAGGGAACCGTAACGGGGGAAGAACCTACGGAGATAGGGGCAGACCACGCCCTACCGGCCACGCTCGCCGAAAGAGAACACCGAGCGCTGAACCTGTGACGACCCCCGCCTTCGGCCCCCAGCCGGCGAGCGCGCGACGCCTCACGATGGTGCCCTTAACGCAAAGTTTACGTCCGGGGCGTGCCCAGTCGCTCCTTACCCGCTCACCAACCCAAGCGCCACCCAGGCAGGACCCGCCCCCACCACCGGGCAACCCGATCCCCCTCAGACTGCCGCCCGCCCAGAGAATTGACTGGTTTGAGGGGTACGGCGTCTCAAAAATTTCGCTGAAGAAATCTCGCCAAGAGAGAGCAGGCAAGCGTGGAAATGATGTTGGCTACTGAGGAGCAAGTCGAGCGTGAGTTCGAGGTTCCGGAGATTGTGGTCGTGGAGACGGAGCGCGATCGTTTTGCTGGGAATCGGGAGCGTGTCGCGGCGGCGTTGCGTGAGAACGCGCATCGGCAGATTGTGGGGGCGCTGACCGACCATTCGGGCGGCGTCTGCTTTGTTGGGTGTGCGGCTGAGGTCATCGAGTAGCGTGGGGAAGTGGTGGTCGAACTTCCTCGGCCCGGTTGTATTGGAGCCGAGCGTCGAGATAGACACGTCGTGGCTTGAGGCGAACTTCTCCACCATCGTGGGCTTCGACCCGAGCGGCGCGCCCGAACCCTTGCTCGCGCTACCGCCCGCGAAGGACGGCGTGTTGTACTGGCCGATGGCGGTTGAGGTCAAGGCCCCGGAGTGGCCCGACGGTTATTTCGTCGGCGAAGGCTCTCACGCAAAAGTCTACCTGAAGAACGCGCCCGGAATGATCGTCTGGTACGATGGCGAGCCCTACCCGCAAGTCGTATCGACGTGGACCGAGACCTCGGAGTACGCGAAAGTCGGCAAGGCGCTGGGCTTCACGCCGCCCGAGATTCAGGTGCTCGTAGAGTGCAACGATGCTGGTCTTCCGTTCTCGGAGATTGCGGACCTCATCGAGTCGCACCCGCCGGTCTACTCCTCGAACCTGACGGCGCGGCGGCTGGACGAAGCGGGCGAGTTCATCGGCAAGTGCCGGGAGGCCATGAACGTCCACTTGCTGCGCCGGAAACTGGAGGCCGATATTCAGGCCGCCAAGTTCTCAGCGTTCGTGGTAATGACGTGAACGAAGCCATCCTCGCTTTGTCGGCCAAGTTCGAGGAGCTACGCGTCCTGGTGCGCGAGCACATCCACGACAGCACCCGTCGTAACTCGGCTCTCAACGCACTTGGGGCCGCCGAGCGTCGTGTCGGTCGAAGCCTGTACGCCGAGCCTCCGAAGGCGGCCAAGAAGTGACGGACCCGTTCGGACCGCTCATGCCCAAGATTCGCGCACCCGGTCGCCATCGTCGCATGCTGCGTCGCTGGTTCCGCGAGAACATCGTGGGCCGCGTCTCGTACATCTCGACCGCAGCGGCACAAGGTCGCGGTACTCGAACCGACGCCCGGAGGAAACATGAACGACCCCGGTGGTGACTACTCCGCCCTTATCCACGCCGCAGCGATCGTGGCAGCAAGCCGAGATGCCGACGATGACGTGCGCTCAGCGGCCAACGCTTTTCTGCTGACCGAGTTCCAAGCTGTCTCAGCCAACAGCCCGCTCGATGATCCGTCACAGACGGACACAGGGATGGAGGACGACGAGCCACCAGAACGCAGCGAGTACATCCCGCGAGCGGGTGACCAGACGTGAGGCTCGCCGACGTGAAGACGGTTGAGGACTTTGCGCGCTACGAGGAGCAACGCTGGCTGGGTGCGGTTCGGGAGCGCGGCCTCGCCTTCCGGATGCTCGACCAGGACGAGCAATGGATGGTCGAGCGAGCGCAGGAGGCGAACGCCAAGGCGATCAAGGCGGGCTCGACGTGAGCGAGAAGGCACACATGCGCGAACTCGGCCGCAAGGGCGGACTCGCGACAAAGGCCCGCTCCACGAAAGACCCCGCATTCTTCGCCCGTATCGGACGGCTCGGCGGCTCCAACGGTGCCGGCAAACCCAAACCTCGCCGTCCGCGTGAAGCCGTACCCGAGCGACCTGTGCTTGCGAGCATCGACGCGCTGATCGCAGAACTCAACGCCTGATGACGACCAGCGACGCCACGGTATGGCAATTAGAGGGCGACGATCCCGAGGACGCGGCTTGGGACTTCTTCCTCTCGCAATTCGCACCGGGGTACGGCGGGCCGAAGCTGACGCTGGCTGAGATTGACGAAGGCTACGCGGCTGTCACCGGAAAGGCGAAGCCGTCGCGTAGGCTCGTGCCTCGCGTCGCCGCGCCCGCGCTCGCGCTGCTAGGAAAGCAAGCCCCCTGTCCGGTCGCGCTACCCGGCATTAGCGGACGTGACTTGGTGCTCGCTGCACTCGCAGGCGCATTCGCGGGCTCTTGCATCGCGCTCTTGATTCCCGAGCCGTCTATCCCCCTGCGGCCTGCGACCCCGTTGGAAATACTCCGCGAGTCCCCACTCGTCGAGCCGACGTTGCGCGAGCGCCTTCTCGCGGCGGCCGCTACCATCGCGGCTCCAATACGAGCCTTCGCGCTCGCCGTGTTGTCCTGCATCGTTTCTTTGTACGGGATGTTCCGTCGTCAGACGGTGCGCTTCTAGTGGACGCAATCCTCGTCGGTGCGGGTCTCGCTGTCTTCGGCGTCCTGTTCGTGGCGGGATGCATCGGCCTCGGCCTCTGTTTACGCGCCTTCGCCCACGCCATCGCGGACCTGCACCGCGCTCGCTCTCACGGCTACGCAGCAGACGCCGAACGCTATACCGTCGCACAGGCAACCGAAGCGCTCGATGACGTACGCCGTCGCAGACAAGCGCCCGATGAGCCGCCGACGCCTGACGAGATTCTGGAGTTCATGCGCGACAACCCGGATCGCAACGCGAGAGAGTACACCACGGACGGGAACGCAGGAATCCGAGAACCCGAGAACGATGGCCTTGCGGGCGTCTACAAGGAGGCGGCAAACCTGTGAGCGACGAGAAGGTCACCCGCATCGGCAGAGGCGCAGGTGGACGACTTCAGAACGCGGACGGCACCTGGAACGGCGGGCGCAAGGCTCGCGGCGAGAAACTCCGTCAACTTGAAAACGAAGTGAAGGAACTCCGCGCCCGCCTCGCCCTCTCTGAGCCCGTCGAAGTCGAATCGTGGGAGCGCGTGATCCCCGAGGAGATGCGGGACCAATTCGCCGCGATGGCGCTCATGCGCGAGTGGGGGAGCACGGCGAACGCCCTGGCTCGCATGGGCTTCGATGTTGGCCGTGGCGAGGGCCAGATATGGGGCACGGCACTCGACGCACTCGCAGCCCGCGTGTTCGAGAAACCCGGGGTCACGGCGATTCTGTCGCACAACTTCGCCGATGTCGAGGCGTCATGGCAAGAGATTCTGCAACGGCAACGCAAGATCGCGCTGTACGGCGACGACGACGCCTCCGCCCGCGCAGCCGCGCAACTCGCCAAGATCGAAGGCCGCGTGAAACCCGAGGCGGGGCCGACCGTCAACGTCTCCCTCTTCGGCTTGTTCGGCAACTCCAAGCCCGACGCGCAGGCAATCACCTACGAACACGCGCGAGAAGCGGGCGATCCGCTCGCCATCCTGTCGCACGAACCCGGACCCGCACGCCGCATCGACTCAGGCGACGAGCATGTAACCGCTGCCATCGGGAGTGAGGACGACGAGTGACTTGCACCCGCACGGCCTATGAGTCCAAGAACGAAGCCCGTGCGGCACGGCGTACCATCGCCAAGCGGTACCAGATGGGCGCTCGCGAAACCGACGTGTGCGCGAACTGCTTCAAGTACCACGTCGAGGTCATCCTCGGCCACCCGGTCAACGAGCAATGGAAGAAGATTCTCGAACTGCTGGCCCAAGGCTACGAGCAAGACGAGATCGCAAAACAAATCGGCGTGACGCCGCGCTCGGCCGAGTGGCGCATCGCAACCATCCGCGACCACTTCTACGCGATGAACCGGCCGCACCTTATCTTCATTACCACGGCGCTCGGCTTGATTCAGCCGAACAACTTTATCGAGATATGCGAGGAACAGCATGCGTAATCACATCGTGTTCGTGCAGGAGACACGCATCACCGATATGCGGCTTCAAGACGACAGCGGAAACAATCGGCTGTGGGAGGCCAGCGTCACGTTCCGCTTCCTCGCTGAGTCGCGGAAGGACGCGCAGGCTATCGTGGATAGCATCATCGCGGATACGGAGGACGAGACGGCCGAGGCCCTCTCGTTGCGCGCGGCAGAGAAGGCCGCCAAGAAAAGTGCGGCATGAACGGCACGGGACCGCAGACCTACAGCGACGAGCGAATCGACATTCGCGCGCGAGCCGTGTGGTGGAAGTGCATGGACCGCATCGAGCAGGTCCTGGATAAGACGCCTGACGCCAACACGTCGGCGCTTCTCGCGGGCCTGGGTGCGTGCGCGCACGGAGCAGGCGTGGTGATTCAAGACGAGCAGTCCGACGGCGAAGAGTACGGCAACCTTGAGTAGTGGACGACGACAGCCGCGACCGATGAACTCATACGCGAGCGGCTGGCACGGTTCCAAACCGACGAACGCTACCGGGTAGAGAACCTCCTCAAGGTCCTTGACGCCAAGAAGAACGTCCTTGTCCCGCTTCACTTCAACGAGGCGCAGCTTCACCTCTACAAGACGTATCGGTGGTTCCGCGACCATCGGATGCCCGTTCGTATCATCATCCCCAAGGCGCGGCGTACCGGAGTCTCGACGGGCGTAGAGGCGCTCATCTACGACAACACGTCGTGGAACGATCGTACCGATAGCCTCATCGTCGCGAACGAACGCAACCCCTCCGAAAACTTGCTCCGCATGTGCCACACGTTCTGGGAAGAAACCCCGGAGCAAATCGTGTACGCCGGGCAGACGATTCGCATTCGACCGCAGATTCCCGCGCAGTACAACAACAACATGCCGCGTGACCGGATCGAGTTTGTCGAACCGAAGTCACGCATCTTCCTGGCTTCCGCACGGTCGATCAACGCCTACCTCGGCTACCGCTTCACCAACGTCCACGCGACGGAGGCCTCGCGCTACCTCGACGGACACGAACTCTTCCGCGCGTTGTACCCGACGATCCTGACCACGGAAGCATCGGCGCTTTACATCGAGTCAACGCCCAACGGCCAAGAAGGGCCGGGCGCGTGGTTTTACGAGCAAGTGATGCTCGCGGCGGACCGGAAGAAAACCGAGTACGGCGACATGCGGCTGGTCTTCATCCCGTGGCACATGATGAAGTTCTCGTTTTCCATCCCGTTCAAAAGCATGGAGGCTCGCGCTGCGTTCGGGCGCGCGCTCAAGCAAGCCGAGAAAGACCTGCTGCGGCAATTCCCGCACATCGAACTCGAACAGTTGCAATGGCGGCGGATGATGCTCGCCGGGCCTACGTTCAACAGCGACGAGGACATTTTCGACCAAGAGTACCCGAGCGACTTAGAGACGGCTTTTCTCAGCACGGGCAAGTCCGTCTTCACGCGCAAGACAATCAAACGCCTTCGAGCGAGTGTCACGCCGCCGATTTGGGAAGGCGACATATACTGGGGCGAAAACGACGAGCGCAACCTGCGCGCCTCAACGCACGAAGCCGTCCGTGCGCCATCGTTCCTCACCCGCGAAGAATCCCGCGAGCGTGGGTTCGGCAGTCACGTCTACGAGGGGACGTACCGCAACCTGCGCGTGTGGCGCTGGCCGCGAACGGGCGACCGCATCTTCGTGGCGTCAGACATCGGACGCGGCAACCCGGAAACCCGGGACGGCGATTGGTCAACAGCCGTCGTAGGAGTCCTGAACGACTTCGACCGAGACGAAGTGATTATGACCTGGCGCGGGCATATCAACACCACGTCGTTCGGCGAACTGCTTTCCGCGCTGTGTTGGGGCCTTCAGGGCTACGTCGGCGACTCGGTGGTGATGCCCGAACTTATCCCGGAGTGGACGGGGCCGGGGACCGATACCTGCACCTACATCGACAAGAAGAGTCTGTACCCGCACCTCTATCGGTACGAGACACCGGGCGTTCGCGGGATGCCGGCGGGCAAGCACATCGGCTGGCAGTCCGACTTCAAGACCAAGCCGATGGCGGTCGGTCGGATGACGCGCCGGGTAGAGTCCGATATGATCGACGTACCAGATCAGGAACTCGTCCGGGAAATGTCGTCCTTCCGGTCCGGGGTGAACGGATACGAGGAGGAGTACGGCGGGGCGGCCGGTCGGCACGACGACCTCGTAGCCGCGTTTGCGATCCTGTGCGCGATCCTCTCCATTCGCTCGGCGACCGTCTCGGGCCAGAGCGAGGCAATCGAGATTGACGACGACGGCTGGGGGTCGTCGCCTAGCTCCGACGACGAGACCTGGGACAAGTGGGCGGGCGAGGAGTTGCCGACGATGCCGGGCGTCACGCTGCGCGACATCGACGACGAGGGCGTAGACGCCGCCTGGGGCGCGTGGTGACGGCCCTGGGGCAAGCGTGACCCCTCTATGGCAGGATGAGACGTGCCGAGATACGACGTTTCGTGTGAGCTATGCGGGGTCGGCGAGACGTTCGCGACCATCGAGGACGCCCGTCTGCGCCGCTTCGCGTGCCCGTACTGCGGCCTCTCAGCCCCCCAGCATTTCTCGCCGCGCTCGTTCCCGCAGGCCCGCATCGACTCGGCAGGCGAGGATTCGACGGACCCACGGCGGATCGCGGACGGCAGCGCGGGCTGGAACCTCGGCCTCCGCGGGATTGACACCGTGGTCGGTACGCGCCCGGACGGAAGCAAGATGCTGGAGTACCGGCCGCTGACAAACCACGAGGTGTCGTCCAACCGCGCTCGTAGCGAGGCGGCGAAACGTCAGGGGATGACGCCGATGGAACGGGGCTCCTACCGCCCGTTGGGTAGCCGATGACGCAACGCGAGATGGAGGACGCGGAAGCGCGGGCGAGGGTCATCATTTGGCACGCATGGTGGAAAAGCACGCTGGAAGACGAATCGCCGCTTCAGACGCTGGAAGTGTCTCTCGCCCAACAGGTCCAGCAACTCGCGTATCATTGCCGGGCCCGCGGCGAAGTGATTGACGAACTGAGCAAATGGTTTGTCTGCGAACGATGCCACGCCGTGCTAGAGCGACCCGGACTTGACGGCATCCTAGCACACGGTGATGTTTGCCCGCGCACGCTTGCGGAGCCAGCGAAGTGATCGTCTCCGCCGCGACCGAGAACGCGAACCTCATTCCCTACGACCGCTTCAAGGCTCAGCAACAGCAACGCGAGTACGAAGAGCGCAAGCAGCAAGACGCGGATGCGGATGCCGACGACCTCGACCTCCTGAGCCCGGAGGACCGCGAGCGGTTCAAGATTCTGTCGTACTGCGCGCAACTCTACTCCGACGCGCGCAAGGCTCGCGAGCCGCAGCCGTTCGACTTGGCGTGGGACCTCTACATCGGGAACACCTGGCCCACGAACTGGCCCGGCTGGCGCCCGAAGATCACGGTCAACAAAGTCCGCGCCTTCATCACGTTCATGCAAGCGGTGATGACGGACAACAAGCCGCGCGTCAACGTCGAGCCGTTGGTTCAAGGCTCCGAAGATGCGGCCGACCTGCTGCGGAAACTCGTTGACCGCGATTGGGACGAGAACGACATGCAGCAGAAGCTCGCGACGTTCGTTCTGTACGGCCTCATCTGGGGCACGTCGTTTATGAAGATCACCTACGACCCGTACGCAGACGGTGGGCGTGGGCGGCATATCGCGACGCCGATTGCGCCGTACAAAGTCTTCGTCAACCGAACCGCGACGTGCATCGAGGATGCCGAGTACATCATCCACGTCGATGACACGACGATGGGTTGGATTCGTCGGAACTTCCCCGAGAAAGCCGCGGCCTGCAACAAAGTCCGTGGAATCCAGACGGGCGACTTCCACGACCGCGACCGCGACTTCATCCAGGACGCAGCGGTGTACGGTCGCGAGCGAATTGTTACGGCGCAGAATATCAGCGGGAACGTCACCGCGCCGATGTATACGCACGGCGGGAGTTTCCAAGAAGGCGATTGGGATACCGTTGAATTGGGCGAGTATTGGCTGCGAGACGAATCGCTCGAAGAATACCAGCGCCAGAAGTATGAGAACGGCAAACCGAAGTTCGAGCCCGTCGAGGATGAGGACGGGATGCTCGAACTCGAAACGGTCGGCCAGCACGTCGCAATCAGCGAAATCGACGGTCAGCCGTTCTTGGCGCCGATCATGCGCGCGAAGATGCAGCCCGTCATGGAATCCGCGTGGCGCCTGAAATATCCCAACGGCCGTCTCGTGCTCATTGCGGGCGGACGTGTTCTCCTGCGCGATGTTCCCGCACCGTTTCAGACGGACGGCTTTCCGTGGGCGATGTGGAAAGACTACGATGTCGGCGCGTTCTGGGGGCAGGGCGAGGGCATCGCGATCAAAGACTGTCAACTCGCATCGAATAACGTGCTGACCGAGGTCTACAACATCCTCAAAAAGGTCGGCAATCCGTCCTACATGCTCAAGAAAGGCGCGGGCGTCAACGCTGCGTCGATCAAGAACAAGCCGGGCTACATCATCCCGATGGACGAAATGGATGCGATCAAGCCGCTGCCCAAGCCGGAGATTCCGGGCGAGTTCATGCAGTTGTTCGGTGCGTTGCAAAAAGCGATGGGCGAGGTCTCGGGCGTGAACGAGGCCGTGACGGGTTCGCTGCCGGGCGCGAACACGGCCTTTGCCACGATGGATCAGTTGCAAGAGAGTGGCGCGGCCCCCATTCGGTTGAAGGTACGGAACCTCGAAACGGGTATCACGCGCATCGGCAAGCTGCGTATCCAGTTGATCCAACAGTTCGACAACGGCGAACGGCCGCTGCGTGAGACGGTCGATCAACTCGCGCCCGCGGTCGCTGAGGACGGCAGCGCCGCGGCGCCCGTCGTTCAGCCCGCGAAGAACGTCGAAGCGCAGTTCCGCAAGTACACGAAGGCCGACTTGCAGGGTGCGGTTGAGTTCGGCGTCGTCCCCATCTCATCGCTCTCCACGTCACCCGCCGGAACCTGGAACCGCTGGATGTCGATGCTCGACAAGAAGCTCATCGACCGCCGCTGGTGGATGCAGAAGTTCCGAGTCGAAGGCTGGCGCACGCAGCTTCCCCGGATGGAGAAGCAGGAGGCCGCGAACGCGGCGATCGGGGCCGCGGCCAAGCGGGCGTCGAAGGTGGGCGGGGACAAGAAGCCCGGCCCGGCGCCGACACGCTCGGACCGTCATCCCCAGCGGCGCCCGGCGCCACCGTCTCAGGTCCCCTCGCGTTTGAGCAACAACGCGGTCCGCTAGAAAAGGTTAGGTAGGCTAGCAATGGGATACGGTCCTCAACTCGGAGCCCTCGGCGGAGGCGGGCTCGGCGCACCACCCGCAGCGCACGGCGTCGGACTCGGTGCTCCGCCCCCGCTGCCCGGCTTGCCGCCGCCCCCGACCGGAATCGGCCAGATGCCCGTGGGCGATCCCTCAGTCCAGTCGAAAGCAGCGGCGGATCAGGCGATCCTTGCTCTGCGGGAGGCGTCCTCGCACTACCCCGCGCTCAAGCCGATGCTCGATGCGACAATCGACGGGCTGAAGCAAGCGGCCACGGCGAGCGCATCGGACCCATCCGCCCCGCCCACGTCGCCCAGCGTTCCCGGAGCGCCGGAGCCCGCGACCACGGACCTCTCAGAATCGGGCGGACCGGGGCCGATGTAGTCGCCGACGTGGTAGGCTGAAGCCCTCTCGTTGGCGAGAGCGACGGAACCTCGGAGTACGGCCATTCTCCGGGGTTCTTTCGTGTCGTGAACCGTGCTAAAATCCCGGTAGGAGCGATCACGCACGCTGGGGCCTGAAAACGGCTGAACCGAGAGAGCGAGGGAAGGTACCCCGTAGACCTCCGCCCATGACAGGGCGCGGCGAAGAGCCGGTAGGTGAAACTGGTGATGGAGCACATCGGTGCGGTCTGCCGAAACGCGGATTGCTGAGGGCTCGGCCTAACAAGCCGGGCCTTTTCCCGTTGCGCGGGGCGCCCCCAACGCCCGCTCGGACAGCCGCGCGGTACGCTCCCCCTCGAAATCTTGGGAGAGGAGGAGCACAACATGGCAAAGCGTGGTCGCAAGCGCGGCAAGCGCAAAGGTTCCAAGCACGAAGAGCGTGCGATGAAGCGCGGTAAGCGCGGCGTCGGACGACGGGGGCGTCGCGGTTCTCGCAAGTCGCGGCGCTAGGTAGCGCACAGGGGCGGCGGAGTCAGGCAACGGGCTCCTCCGCCTCGCACTCTCATTTCTGACGAAAGATTCGATGGCTGAGAAGAAGCCCGGTCTGGACCCGCTCCCGGTCAACGGCAAATCCCCCGAACCCTCGCCCGCTCCCGAGCAGGCGACTTTGGCGTTGGATACCGCGACCGAGCGGTTCATGGCGGAGAATCCCGAGAAGCCCGCTCCGGCCGAGAAGCCGTCGAGTGAGCCAGTCGCGACCGAGCCCGTCGTCAAGCCGTCCGAGCCCGAGACGAAGGTTCCGCCCAAGCCGGGCGTCGAGCCGACCAAAGCGGAGCCCGTCGCCACGGAGCCAGGCAAGCCCGCCGTCGAGCAGCCCGTCACGAAACCGACGTACGCAGCGGACGAGAAGATCGCGCTGGCCGAAGGCAACGAGTGGACGCGAGCGCAGATCGTCACCGCTCTTCAAGAGCGCGAGACGCAGCGTACCCAACTCGCTCCCCTCAAAGCCGAGGCCGAGGGCTACAAGCAACTGTTCGGGATGCCGCTGGCCGAAGCCAAAGAGGCGTGGCAACCGATTCTCGAAACGCTCGCCCGTCAGCCCGAGACGGCGCAACTGTTCGAGTCGGTGCTCCAGAATCCGGCCAAGGCCGAGTATCTCCAGCAGTGCTCCGCCTTCTTCGACAAGCAACCGGGTAACGAAGCTCCGGCTCCCGCGAAGCCCGCGGTCGATCCGGTCATGGCGCAGCAGGTAAAAGAACTCAACGAGTGGCGCACGGCGCAGATGCAGCGCGAGGGCACGGACGCGATGAACCGCGACCTCGCTACGGCAACGCAGAAGTACCCGATGCTCGCGACAGACAAGGGTCTGCTTCAGGACCTCGTGCTGACCTCGCAGGCGTTGTACTCGCAAGCCAAGGCTGCGAACTTTCCCAACGGCAATCGTCCGTGGCTGCTCGACGCGCTGGCACTCAAGGCGTCGATCTACGACGCGCTCTCCATCGCCCGCACCACGCAGCCGACGCCACAACCAGAAGTCGGCCCGATTCTCGGCACGCAAGGCGCCGAGCCCAACCCCACGCGCACGAAGCAGATCAAGCGCAAAGTGTTCACCGACCTCAACGAAGCCGTCGAGGCGTTTGCCCGCGACGTTCCCGCCGACAGGTTCTCATGATGAGCGCCACAGCGATCCTAGGAGGATAGGGCCATTCCACAGATTCCGTTCCTGAGCACAGACGAGATCAACACCTTCGCGGATCGCTACGTCATTCCGACTATCGTCGACCAGCGGTATCAAGCGAAGCCGATTCTCGGTGTGCTGCGTTCAAAGAAGCGCCTGCATCTCATCGACGGCGGGTCCATCATCGCGCAGCCGCTGCTTTCGCAGCCGAATCAGACGGCGATTACCTACGCGGGTGCCGACGTACTGCCGACCGATCCGCAGAACGAGTTCACCTCATCGCAGATTCCGTGGAAGCAGATGCAAGTCTCCGTCACCATCGTGGCGATGGACAAGCTGCGGGCCTCGGGCCGCACGGCGCAACTCGACCTCGTGAAGAACAAGATCGAATCCGCGTACATGGCGATCTTCGACAAGATGGGCTCGCAAGTGTTCGCGAACGGCTCGGGTAACGGCGGCAAGGACTGGGACGGCCTTGGCGCGGGCGTGCAGAACGCCGCGGGTCAGCAAGTGTACCTCGGCATCGACCGGATTCAGAATCCGTGGTGGCAGGCGCAAGTCTTCAATCCGGGCACCGCGACGGCGCTCTCAACCGCCTCGATGATGACGCTCTGGATGGCGTGCAAGACGGACGAAGAGCGCATTCACCTCATTTCGGCGACGAAGACCGGCTACGCTTCGTACTGGGGTCTGCTCACGCCGCAAGAGTGGTTCGTCGATGACGAACTCGGCAACCTCGGCTTCAAGAACATCGCCTTCCAGGGCTCACCCCTGGTCGACGATTCGGCGCAGCCGTCCGGGACGATGAACTTCCACAACCTCGATCACGAGTGGCTGATGCTGCACCGCGAGCGCAACTTCGAGTTCGACGGGTTCTCGCGGCCGACGAATCAAGACGTAGATACGGGTCACGTTTTTTCCGCGGGGAATTTCCAGGTCCGGAAACCGAGCGCGACCGGCGTTTACCAAAATATCTCTAATGGATAGGTAGGAGCAACACAGCAACATGGCAAGCAAGAAGACTAGCAAAGGCGGCGATAGCTCCTTCACCAAACCGGCCGCCGGGAACGTGAAGCTCGCCGACATCCAAACCGCATCGAAAGGTGCGATGGAGCCGCACGACTATTCGGGCGGCTACCCGACGCAGCCCGGTACGCTGTGGAACGGGCGTACGATCACCCGCACGAAGGATCGCAAGTAGATGGGGTTCCCAGACGTTTCCGATCTCGGCAACCAGTACCGCGATTACCTGCGGGCCGAGTTCAACTATCGCCCGGCGATCAACACGACGTTCTTCTTGGGCGCGCTGGTCGTGTGCCCATCGGTGGACTTGCAGACGCAGCCGGATATGAAGACCGTCGCTCTCGCGGGAACCGGCGCAGCGCAGCAACTCATTCGCGGCTTCGTCTCGGAAGCGTGGGCAGGCTTCAACGGATCGATCGGCGTGCCGTCCTACGTCTCACCCACGACAGCGCTCATTTCGACCGGGACCGAGATGGTCGATACGGTCATCTGGGGCTTCCATCCCAGCGTGGCCCTCGATCAGTCGGGCACGGGTGCGGTCACGGTCACCAACGGCATCCCGCTCGTTCCGTCACGTGGTACGGCAGGCTACGTCCAAGGCGTGGCTGCTACGACCGCGGCGGGCGCATCCGGCTACGCAGCCAATGCGCTGCTTCCGGCGTCCGGGATCGGCTCGTCGCTGACTGCCGCGGCGCTCGCACAGGCCTCGCAGACGGACACCCTCACGGGAACGCCTGCGGTCGGCGATACCCTCTCGGTGACCATTCAGTCGCCGTACGTCTCGACCGCACCGGGTACCGCGCAGACGATCACTTGGACGACGCCTCCGTTGACCTCGGCGCAAGCCGCAACGGTCACCACGGCGGCGCTCGCGCTGGTGACGTACCTCAACGGCGTCCCATCGTTCTCGCAGTATTTCACCGCAACGCAAGTCGCGGGCGTCGTGACCATCACGGTCAACGCACTCGCAACCCCGTTCACGGTGAACTTCGGCTCAGGCACGAGCGTCTACTCGTCCTTCCAAATCTCGATCTCCGGCATGGTCGCCAACTCGCTCACCTTCGCGGTCTCGTCCACGGGCGGCACCGTCTCGACGGCAGGCGCTGCGAACCTCGCTAGCGGTACCGGCTACAAGGGCGTCATCCCCGCGATGGTGGTCCCGAACGTACTATGAGCGCACAACTCGACTACGACCTCGAAGCACTCGACAGCCAAGAAGCGGTAGACCGCGCTCGTGGTGTCGTCGAGCCCGAGAAGCAAGTCCGCATCACGCTCGCAGCCGATTGGAAAGCTGACCGGCCCGAACCGGAACGGGTCGTGCCGCTTCCGTGGTACGTCGGGAACGGCTCGCGGCCGTCTCTCATCCTGCTTCGGCCGGGCGAGAGCGTTATCCAGCCGTTGGGCAAAGCGCAGGCGTACTTCGGCCCGTTCTCGGTGCTGCAAGAGATTCGCACGGCGGACGACAAGCGGCGTGAGGAATTGCGCGCCTTCTTCCGCACGGAAAAAGAGCGGTACCTCAATCGCTACGGCTGGCCGATGGTCGGCGGCGACCAGAAGCCCGACATGCGAAAGACGGGACACAACCGCTCACCTGACGTGACGGTGACGATCCTGAACTCGGACGGGACCGAAGAGGCGCCGATCCGGCTGCACAAGCTGTACGGCATCGGCGAGTGGGACCCTGAGAAAGAGAACTTCGTGACGCCTGAGACGCTCGACGGCGAGCGCGCGCGTCATGCGGCGGAACTGTCTGCTCGGGACGAAGAACTGTCGGCGATCCGCCGGCAAATGTCCGAGACGCTCGGGTACGTCAAGGGCCTCACCGATGCGAAGGGCGGCAAATAACCGTGGCAGAGAACGGCACACTCATCCGAGACCTACCGACGCCCGGAGTGGCGATCAGCGACGAAGACCTGGTGCTCATGGTCGTCGGCGGGCAGACGGTGCGGGTCACCGTCGCTCAACTGCGCGAGGCGTTGAACTGTGGCTGAGAAAAGCGTAGGCGTTTCTTGCCCGTCGTGCGGCACCCTCACGGCCTGTTCGGGCGACTATGACGACGCGGTACTCACCGGACGTTGCGCGCTCGGCCACACGGTCACGGCACCGAACCACCGCATCGAGCGCGTAGCGATCAACGGCAACCCCGTTGCTGCGCCGACGTACGTGCAGGTCAAGAACCCGCAGCCCGAACCGGAAATCGCCGTCAGCCCCCCGCCGTACACGGCGCCCACGCCGACGTGGGGCGAGCCGACTCCCGTTCCGCCTGGCGAGTTCGTGAATGCGGACCCGCCCACGGGAGGAGTCGTCCCGGCAGAGCCAAGTGCCTGACACGCTCACGGTCGGCGCGCATTGTCCGGCGGATGCAACGCTCGTCATGTGCAGCGGGCCGCGTGGCGCGAAGAAACTGACCGGCGCGTGCGGGGTGTGCAATCGGCTAGTGTACGCGCTCGCCAACCTCATTTCGCAGAACGGCTCATTCACCGCCCCGGACCCCGCTGACCTCGAACCGCCCGAAACGGAGAAGCCCGATGCCGAGCATGAACGATCAATTCAAGAAGGCGCGGGCCGGACCAAAAACGGCTGAGAAAGACACGCTCGTCAATCCGAGCGGAGTCTATTCAGGGATGACCAAGCGCCTCGCGATCACGGACGGGTCGTTTGTAGACATCGGCGGGGTGCCCAAGAACACGCGCGGCCGGATTCGCGACAAGGACTGACGCGATGACGCCCTGGCTGCGCCGACTTGACGATGCCGCCCTCGAAGCGGCTATTCGCTTGTCGCAGGGTGCGCCACGGGCGGATGCAACGATCATCGAGCTTCCCAACGGCGTTGCAGCGGTGCCGTCCGACGCTGTGCCGGTGTTCCGCAACGGGCAGACAGTGCAGGTTCCCGCGTCGTCCTTCGGCGTCGGTCAGGCCGTTACCGATATCCCCGTCCCGATTGACGAAGGCGGCACGGCCCTCACGGCGGTCGGCCCGAACGGGTACGTTCTCACCTCGACAGGGTCGGGGCTTTCGTATCAGCCGATCCCGTCGAGCGCAACCTCCCCGTTTTTCAACGTCATGTCGTTCCCGTTCAATGCGACGGGGCTGGGCTATCCCAACGACGACTACCCGGCGATCCAAGCCGCGATCAACGCTGCCGCTGCGATCGGTGGTGGACAAGTCTACTTCCCGATCCCGCCGGTTGCGTACTACCTGTCGCAAGTCTTGACCGTGCCGTACGTGCTCGGCGACGTGCATGGCGTTACGCCCTACCAACCGCCGATTCGGTTGTTCGGGGTCGGGCCGGCGCGCAACGGCATCAACACGCTGGTCAAGGGCGTCAAGCTCATCCCGCAGGGCTCGATCATCGACTGTCGCGCGAACACAGGCGTGGCGTCGTTCGTGGACACGCGCGGCAACGGCTATTTGGAGATCGACCACCTCACGATCACCAACGGCGGAACGGCCAATATCCCGTTCATCCAGTTCACCAACACCAACGTCTACTACCACCACCTCGGGTTCATCGGGAATCAAAACAACTCAGGAACCGCGTGCGTCCAAGACGCCGTCATTTGGGGCGGCGCGGGCTACATCTTCTCTGGCTCGATCACCGCGATGGGCAGCACCGTTACCTCGACCACGCCGATCTTCACGGCGGCCATGGCGGCCTCGAACGGGTACACCGTCGCTATCCCCGGCGCAGGTGCGGCAGGCGCAACGCTCATCGGGGCGATCAACGGGTTCAACTCGGCGACCTCCGTCACGATCACCGCGACGGCGACGAACACGGTCAACAACGTCACGTCCACGGCAGGCGGCTTCTTCACCGCTGACCCCAACGGGCTGTTCCAGGGCTACGGATCGCACGGTCACGACAATATCTACTCGCGCATCCGGCACATCGCAATCTTCAACTCGGGCTGCAACGGCCCGGTCCTCGGCCCGAACGAGGGCACCTGCGATGACTGCGGCTGCTCGGATTCTGACGCTGCGCCTATCGTCATCAACGCGAACATCACCGGCACCAGCGGCGCGTCTCAGGGATTCATCCTGGGCGGCATCTACGAGGTGACGAACTAC